AAGAAATCATCTAAGAAATCAGCTAAAAAATCCTCTAAGAAAGCATCTAAAAAATCATCTAAGAAAATGACTGGAGGTGCTAAAAAGAAATCATCTAAGAAATCATCTAAGAAAGCATCTAAAAAATCATCTAAGAAATCATCTAAAAAAATGACTGGTGGTGCTAAAAAGAAATCCTCTAAGAAATCATCTAAGAAATCTTCTAAAAAAGCATCTAAAAAATCATCTAAGAAAATGACTGGTGGTGCTAAAAAGAAATCTTCTAAGAAAGCATCTAAAAAATCATCTAAAAAAGCATCTAAGAAATCATCTAAAAAAATGACTGGTGGTGCTAAAAAGAAATCTTCTAAGAAAGCATCTAAAAAATCTTCTAAGAAGGCCTCTAAAAAATATTCTAAAAAATCTAAAAAATAAATGAATGTAATATTTTATTAAAAAAATAATTTTAAAATTATTTTTTTATTAATAATTATATATAATTATGTTTATATGAAAGATTAAACATAATTAATTGTATATTAAAATATAATATAAATATTTTATATTTTATATATAATGAATATTGATAGTAAAAAATATTTTATAAAATCTTATGAACATAATATAATAAATATTAATTATCCTATATCAAAATTAATACCATATACTAAATTTAAAGGTATAAAAAATAATGGAAACACATGTTTTTTTAATTCTGCGTTACAATTATTAAATTCTATGGAATTATTTCGTAATTATTTTATAAAGATTGATAAAGATGATTGTGATTTATTTTCATGTGCGTTAAAAACATTTTTCACATTAATGGAAATAGAAGATAATAAACCAATTGATTTAATAAATATAACGTTAACTCATAAAAATGAAAAAAAAACATTACTAAATATATTAACGGAAGATTTTTATAATTTACATGAAGGTTTTGGTGGTATGTATGATTGTTCTGAATATTTAATTAAATTATTATCAATTTTAGTAAACGTATATGATAAAAATTTTAATAACATACATGTAATTAATAGATTATCTAGATTATATGAATTTAATATAATAGATATGCGTAATTGTAGAGATTATAGTAATAGTAAAAGGAGACAATCATTACATAGAAGTGGTCAACCTACAAATACATATCATATATATTTACTATTAAAAATTAATGTTGATAAGGATAATTTACAAAATTTAATTAATAATTATTTTTCAATAAAACAACAAGATAAAGAATATTCAGGAAATTGTAGTAAATTATTAGAAAAAGTTAGAGATGAGAATATATCATATGATGAAAATCAGTTTATACCAATATTAAATGATTGTAATAGATATATCATAATATCACTTAATCGGCGTAAGAATTTATCAAATGAATATGAAAAAAAAAATTATTCTATAATACCAAATGATATTATACATATTCGAAACAGAAATTATAAACTAATTTCATTAGCGATGCATGTGAATAATAACCATTATATAACTGTTATTTTTGATGATTTAGGTAATTCATTTCTTTTAAATGATGAAGAAAAAACAAAGACTTCTAAATATTTAGATTCTGATAGGATTAATACTAATGGCGTTATATTCATATATTGTTATAATGGTGACACATCTGAAAATACAAATATAAAATATTTAGAAAATCTAGATTTAAGTAATAATAAATTTATAAATTTAAAATTATTAAGTGATGATATTAAAATTAAAGAAAATATTAATGCTTGTGAATTTCCAACACAAGAAGAAAATTTTATGATAGAAAAAAATATTGGCCCAAAAAAAGTATTAAATAGGTGTAAATCAAAATATTATAAAAAATATTTAAAATATAAAAATAAATATTTAGAATTATCTAAGTATCGATAAAATCACAATTTTTATTATCTGTAAAATCATCATTATCTGATTCACACTCAATAATAACTTCTTTCTTAACATAATTATTTTTATAATAATTATTTTTTTTAACAATAGGTGCAACAAACAAAGTTTTACAATCAAAATTTGGTTGTAAAATTAATGCTTTATTTTTAATTATTGAATCATTATGATTTGTAAAAGTTAAATTCATTTTAATATATTTTTTTCTTTTAGTTACTATTTTTTTTAATTCATCTAATTTATCTTGATTTTCTCTATAATAAACAATCTTTCCCCATGTTTCTTCTAATATTGGAAGAATACTACCAAAAAATTTATCATCTCTAGGCACTGCAACATTATGAGACATTTCTAATTTCCAATAAATAATACGATAAAAATAATAATCTTTACTTATATCAGGATAAAGTTCTTTATATTCATCTAACATTTTTATTGTCCATGTATTATATTGGTCTGTATCCATGTCTAATCTTTTTGGAATAATATATTTACTTTTCCATTCAGCTAAATCACCATCAAATTCTGGTGTAAATGTTTTAGGATAAAATTCTAAAATTATTCCTTTCTTTAATCTATCATCCACATTCATAATATCGCCTTTATTTCCAATAGTACAAGCACAATTTTTACAATCATCAGCTAAATATTCATCACGATTATTATATTCACTCAATTTACATTGCCAAAAATCACAAACATCTAATTCACAACAAATTAATTGTTGTTGAACTTGACAATAATAATAAAATGGACAAATATCTCCAACCGTATTTCCAGTTGTGTGAATTTCCCTTGTGACAGGGCATTTAATTTCTAACATTGTTCCTAATCTATCTGAAAATTTATTATCTAATGTAAAACGCGAACTAATACCATCGGGAGAAGCCCCTAAAATTTTATATTTATCTGATGGTAATGCACCAAACTCAAATACTCTTGTATTATAAATATGTTCATAAATCATTGTTGCTGTTGGTTCATATTTTTTCCCATGAAATACAGTTGCATTATCTAAAAATGGAAAATTAGGATCACATTTTTTAAGAATAAATGATTCAACTGGTTCATAAGGGTTTAAATCTATTGCAGCAGCAGCATCTGATGCAGTAATTCTATTATAACGATAGTCATACCATTCTTTAGATCGTTGTGCTGGTTGTGGTAAATTTTGCAATTTATTAAAATGATCACTTAATTTTTTATATTTTGTTGGAACTTTAATATCAGGATATGTTTCTTCAAATTCTCTAAAACAGTTGATCCCATTATCAAAACATATTTCATTCTTAAAAGTAAAACTTGGTGTTACTAATCTATTAAAGATTTCATCAATAATTTGAGGTGTTGCTGACGGAATTTCTTTATGTATTTTATTTTTGATTAAAACTAATTCTTGACTAGTTACATTTTTTGTGGTTGATACTAATTGATATGTTTTATCTAATATTTTATTGATGTTACCAAATGACATTACATTATCATAAATTAAGTGTTTAAATAATGATAAATTCAATATTTTATTAGAATAAAAATTGAAAAATAAAATATTTAATAGTTTCATAATTTAATAGCTAATAAAAAATAATAAATCAATTGAACCAACCCGCAAGAAATGAGTACAGATCAAGAACAAAATTCTTGTGACACTATTAGAACATTAGAGGAGGTATGTTCATTAAAAGAACAGTATGAAAAACAAGCATGTGAAATCAAAATGCTTCGTGACAAACTTGGGACAGCTGAAGAAAGACAGAAGAATACATATGAAAGACTGTGTAGATCAGAAAATGACGCATTGTTGGGATTAAAATCGTTTTTACCCAATTCAACATTGAAGGATGTTTCGTCGGGAATTGAAAAAATACGTAAATTAAAAATGAAATATCGCAAAAATTTAGAAAGATATCAAGATTTTTCTATTAAAATTGAAGAAAGTTGTCAAGAGGTTGAACGCTTGATACAACTAACTGAAGATCCAAATGAGACGGATGATTATTCACGTGAATTTAAATTTTACAAGAAGAACATTTTTCAAGTGTGTGAAACAACCGAAAATGAATGTTTTGGTGAAATGAATCCTCCTGACAATATTTATGACGAGGAAGATGAAACAGTATGGTATCCTTCGCTTTTGAGTTATATTGATTCTATCAATAAGAAATTTGAAGAGAGAAATACAAGATTACAAATTCAAATTGAAGAGCTTCGCGATAATACATTTTAATATGTAATTAAATTTTAAAATAAATTGATTTATTTTCTAATATAATTTTTTATTCATTTGGATAAAAATATTTGCCATCTTTATATTGTAAATTTTTAATTGAAATAATTTTACCATTTTCTTCATCATAAGTTATTTTATCTTTCTTTGTTAATATTTTAGATTTAACTAAATCTACTAATTCATCTTTTAATTTTTCTTTATCATTAATATTATCAATTTTAATATTATTAACAAATTCTTTAATTTTAATAATTTTATGAATAGCATTTAATTTAGACCATGATTTATTATAAAGATTTTCTTCCATTATTTTAGGCGAACCAATATTCTCATTTTTCTTAACTAATTGTGTTTCAGTGTCACTATTAACAATACCATTTAGTTTATTGATATGTTCACTTAACCATGTAATTTGTGAATTATTTTTAATTAAACATGTATTCAAACCAGAAAAATATTTTAGTTCTAATTTATTAATAATAATATCTATATCCATTAAATATTATTAAATTATATATCTTTAATGGGATTTTTTCAATATTTTTGTAAAAATATTGAAAAAATATTATATAATTATAATTAATTAGTATAATAATGACACAAAATAATGAACTTTATGAACATTTATCCGCTGCCCGTATAGTTTATCAAGATACTTTTGATAATGAACTACATATTATTAGAGAATTAAAAATATACCTTTTAGAATCAGGTTTCACAATGAATAACATCAATAATGAACTATATAATTTTTATAAATATATTAATGTTAATATTGAATTAAATACAATTACAGACATTTCAATAATTCAAGATTCTATTTTAAATAATATAATTCAAAATATTTTTAATCCTGAAAATATAAATATTAATGAAACACAAAATGATGAGAACTCTGTAGAAGAAAATAATAATGATAATAATAATA